GGGCAGGCGCGATGATATCCATGCGGAACTTGTAGGCGGTAAGGTCTACCGCGACAGTTGCGCCTTCTGGACCGGCCTTGTAGACGAGGTTAATCGTCAGGTCGGCACCTTGGTCCCATTCGTAATCAACAGAAGCAGCCATAATGCGATTATATCATCGGGCTGTTTCTATTGCCAATTAGCGGTAGAACTCTTGCAGTTCGCTTGGGTATGCCTGGCGGAATCCTGGCTCGTGCTTGAGCACGCGCTCGAAGTCCTCAGGGGCAACTAGGGCGTAGGGGTGGTCCTGGGTCCATACGTAGCGACCGTAGGTGTAGCGTACGTTAGGACGCTCCATCTTTACCAGGAATGGTGCTGGTCCCTCGACAACTAGAGGCTCTGCTGTCCTTGGCACTACCGGCTCCGCTGCAACGATTGGACGCGACGGCTCAATGCCCATGGCTGCGGAAGTAACTACCGCGCCCTCGCGCGTGCGCTCTGGCGTGCGTGCGGTTGGGTCAACAACCGACGTACCTGCGGCAGGTAGGTCAATAGACGCAACCGAGTCTGGCTCGTCTAGAGTGTTGACCTGGGGACCGCTGTAACCGTAACGGTCAGCGTAGTCCTCCCACTCAACTCCTGCATCATCAAAAGCCTTAAGTACCTTCTTTAGGGAATCGGCAGGCTTAACCTCGATTGCCCAATCTTCGACTGCCTGGCGACGTAGAACGTCGGGGTCGATATCTGCAAATCCCTTAGGAATTTCAGTCATGGTGTCTCCTTGTGGTGTAGTCATATCGTTATCATAGCACACATTTTGTCAAAATGCAGAAGGGGCCGGTTTGCACCGGCCCCTCCAAGCATTTTTAAGCCCTCAATTACGAGGAGTACTCAACGTTCTTCACAACAACCGAGGCTGCTGGGTTTTCTACGTTGCATCCTACACGCGTGTATAGCGTGTACTCGATGGTGTCCTTCTTTGGCTTGAACTCGCGGAAGACCTGAATCTGGCGGCGTACGCCCCAAACTAGGTTCTGCGGGTCAACTAGCCATACATCGGAACCGTCGCCTCCACCGCCGTTACCAGCGCCAGAGCCGTTTGCGTCCACGGTGTACTCAGGGAACAATGGGACCTCGTACGCTGGGATACCGTACGGGGAAGTTGGGTTCCATCCAGCGTTGGCACCAGGGTTGTTGTTACCACCCTCGGTGTTACCCGTACGCTCAGGGAATCCACCCTGCTCCTGCAACTGCTCTAGGTACATGTAATCCTGTAGAAGTCCGGTAGCCGTGTAGAACCTTAGGGAACCACGACGACCCATGAACTTGCGAGGCATTGCACGTAGTGCAGCGTTGAAAGTACCACGCTGTAGACCACCGACGATTGTACCGTCAGGGGAAGTGATAGCGGCACCGTCAAGGACGGAACCACCGTAGAACAGACGCTTCCTCCAACCATCGAATCCCTTCAACAGGGAGTCACCAACGTGTCCGATGGTGTCTCCGTTGATAGCCAAATCCTCAAGGTCGTTAGCGGCCTGGGATGCCATTAGGCGTGCGATGTGGTCCTCAAGGGCGTCACCCTCAAGTCCGTCCTCTAGGGACTCCGAAGACAATTCCCAATCCATGCGGAACTTAACGGTACCAAGCGACACCTTCGTAAAGGCGATAGCAGGGTTAACTCCGTCGTCAACGGCCTCCGTAGCAACACGGACAAGACGCTCACCGATAGCCATACGGTCCAACTCGACCTCGTTAGCACGCATCTGAATGGTGCGTACCTGAGAGCCAAGTACAGTTGCGTCCCACATGTAGTCGATGAATCGACCACTCTGCTGTGGGGTTAGCAAACCACCACCACCGGTCGCGTCAGCGCCGATAGAACTGGTTGTAATGACCTTCTCTAGCAATTCGTTACTCATATTATTTTCACCTCCTGATGATTTGGATTTTGTTGCGGGTTATTCGACAGATGCTTATAGGTCGGTAGCGGAGAAGAATTGCTTCTTCCCTGAGAAAGCGCCTGGTGACCAAATGCTCTTCTGTAGTGGTTCCGGCTGTGTTTCCTCATCGAGGTCGCCGGACTTCTTGAGGGCATCAAGGGCGTTCATCTTCTCAAGACGCGATTCCATTTCTGCAATCATTCCCTTGTTAACCTCCAACCTCTGACCGAACTCATTAACTCGTCCTTCGAGTTCGGAAGTCTTAGTGACTAGTGGCTCTACCTGCTCAGCGACGAACTTCTTAAGTTCCTCAACCTGCTCGGTGAACTCACCCTTCGTGTTAGCGAGCGTGTCTTCGATTGCCTTGTGAAGAGCGTCAATCTGCTTCGAGATTTCAGTCTCCTCATCGGCTACTTCCTCCGGTGCTGCGGTCTCGTCCTCTTCGGTCGTTTCCTCAGTACCCTCGGTCTCATCGACTACGGCTTCCTCTTCGACTACCGCGTCAACTTCTGGCGCGGTACCCTCAGGGTCAACCTCTGGTGTTACTTCTGCTGCCTTATCCATATCTACACCTCCTTCGTCAGAAATTGGTGCGGCCTCCTTTGCAACAGGGTTGAGGAACTTGGTAACAATCTCGTCAACCTTTTCTGCACGGTCGTCGCCTTCCTCATACCAGCCAGCGTTCTCCATCTTCGAGCCGTCAATTGGGCAAGGGGCAGACTCTTCGGTTTCCACAATCGAGATGTGGCCGCATGCGGTGCACACGAACACGTTCGATAGTGTAGTCTCAGCAATCATACCCTTCATGACAGAGCCGGTAGCCGACTTCTGAATGGATAGAACGTTTGCCAACTGGTTTGCAGGGTTATCAACTAGGGACAACTCTACGAGGTTATAGTCCTTGATGACTCGGACATTCTTACCAGCGTCCTTGCTGAACTCCTGGTCGGCGTCAACAATGTCGCCACCAATGGAGAAACCGGTCAGGGTGCCGTCGAGAACCTTCTTCCAGGTATCCTCGGCTCCCTCTGAAACTCGGGCGGTAACGTAGATGCCGCTATAAACCTTCTTGGTATCGTTGTCGAAGTAAGTGTCTTCGCGGAAATCGACCATGCGACCAGCAGCGATTGGCTGGTGCATTTCACGAATGTTTCCACGGGCGCGTGCAAAAGCCTTGCTGGATGCCTGGGCTGAAACAACATCGTCTTGCGAGTCAATGTTGTCTAGCGTCGCCCAACCGGAGACAAGGCGCTTGTCCTTGTCAACCTTGGCGAATGGCATCGAGACGTGGATGGAGTTTCCATCTACTGTCAACTGGCCCTTTGCAATCTTGCTCATGGTGTAACTATAACGGCAATTCGTTTCAAAAGCAAAATTCTCGACAAAAAGTATTGACTATTGGTGGTGGAGAATGTCTTCTGAGTGCTTGCGGTCCTTGAAGTTAACCCTAATGTTGGTGTAGATGAACGCTGCGTAGATACAGAAAATGAGCGCGGTGATACCGCCCGTGTTCTGCCAGTCTCCCATGAAGTACAGCACGCTAATCATAAGCCAATGCCAACCGGCCACCGCCGCTCCGATGATAAGCGGGCGGTACTGACGCTTGATTGCGCCGTAGATAGTAATGCAGCCACACACCACGGCGATGGTCCCCCAAAAAATTTCAGGTGGGAAGATAACCGGTGGAATGGTTGCCAGGGCGTTGTACAGTGGGGCCTGTGTGAACACAGTCCAGAACGGGCTAGCCAGCCACAGCCCCCATACGGCTGTGTAGATTCCAAGCAGGATTACTGCTGTCGGGTTAATCGGCAGCAGTAGCGCGTGAGCGAGTCTCTGCGGTGCTTCTCTTAATATCATTTCTTATCACGGGGTCGTACGTCCCTCTCCCTTTGGGTTTCTCGCGCCACCCCCGGGCGCGGAGTCTGTCTTGTTAGCAGCACGTACCGCCTCACGTTCGCGGTCTGCTTCTACCTTCATCTGGACTTGCTTGTCAGCGAATGTCTGGTTGCCGCCAGGAATACCCGGCTTGCCACGACGCGCACGAATCTCGTCGGTCGTCTCTGCGCCAATCTTAGCATAACGCTCATCAATTTGCGACTGAGTGTTCTCGTCGGTTAGGCTCATCTCGTTCAACTTGATTTCGAATGCGTCGGTGAGTTCGCCAAACAACTTGTTCAACTTCTCTTCCAGGTTACGCTGCTCTGGTTCGCATACCTGCTCCTTGAACGTCTTGTCGGCGTCCTTGGCAATAGCCAGACTGGCGCTACCAGAGATACTAACCTTCGTAACCGGCACACGGTGAACCATGAGGATATCGGCCATGTTGGCTTCGCGGTACTTGGTAAACGATGCTTCCTGAATACCGGCCTCGATTGCCTCCAACTTCAACTCTACCTTGTTGTCGGGGGTGTCGCTCGGTAGAGGAATGTAGATGGAACGGTGGTTCTGGCCCTTGAGTCCTGTTTCGAAGAACGAGAGTAGTTGGCTCTCCGCGTTGGACCCAAGGGTGGCTCCCTTGAGAATAATGGCGTAGCGAGGTACGGCCTTGTTCTCGAAGTAGTCTAGGTTGAATCGCTGAGCGAAAGCGTTACCGGCAACAGCGTGCTGTGCGGCCACAATGTCAGGGACTCCGTAGTAACCAGAGGTAGGCGAGTACTTCTTTAGGTGGATGACCTCGTTCGGTGCACCGCCTCCGATTGGGTTAGGCAGGCGCTTGGCACCATTGTTCGGGTTGTAGTGTGCAAAGAACTGTACCTTGAAACCGGTCATCTGCACGAAGCCGTCGCGCTTGCGACGCACGCGCATGGTCTGTGCTGGAATGTGTCCGAGGTATCCGATGGTACCGTCCTTCTTACGACCAATCTCGATAAAGGCGTTACCCATGCACTCGTAGTCAGTCCAGACCTTAGCGAGAGTTTCGGTGAAGGTGTCTTCCTCGTTCCAAGACTTGAGGGTCTTTTCGAGTTCCTCGCGCTGAATGTCCAACTTCTGATGAGCGGCCTGCGTCTTCTTCTCGTCCGAAGCCAGGGTCTCCATCTGACGGCGAGTAGCCGGGGTCTCCACAAAGCGGTGACCGAGGCCGACGATGTTGGCGACCTTTGCATCTACCGCTGCGTGGTGAGGCTCGGATGCCTCGTACAACTTGGCTAGGGTGTCGAAGTTGTTGGACGGCTCCTGAACCTCATAGGTATCATAGCCGTTAAGGAACTCGGTGTTCTCGTGAATCTGCTTGGTGGAGGTACCGTCAGCACCGCGCTGGAACTTCTTCATTTCAGCGGTGATGTGACGCTTGAACCCTGGGGACTGTCCACCCAGGGCCTTTAGTTCTTCGGCAGACTTGGTAAAGGAGTCAACAGTAATAGACTCGGTGTGCTTAGACACCATGCCGATGTAGTCAATCTCAGGAGTAGGAGTGTCCTGTACGATTTGGATATGCCTATCGACCATAAGACTCTTGCTCCTTGGCAGCATCAATCATGCCGGGTACGTTCATAGGGTCGGGCTCTAGGCCGAACTTCTGGCGAGACAACTGGTGCTCTAGTTCCTCGTCGTCAATGCGGCGGCGACCGGACCAGAACACGGCCTTGCCGTTGGGGAAACCGTAGTAGCGTGCAGCATCGCGCAACCAGGAGATAGACTTCTGGTCACCCTTCATGCAAAACACGTTCATCACATTGGCGTCGTCGTCTTGGACGACCCACGTGGTACCGTCTGGCAATAGTGCTTCCCATACGTACATTCCGTAAGGAACTTCCTCGATGAGTTGCTTGCCTACATTCTTGAATGACATATTGCGATAGTACCACCGCTATAACCTAATTGCAAATTGGGTTAACTGGCCGATTCCATGGACCATTCGTAGTCATAGGCGTCGATTTGGTCTGTAAGTTCAGTCATACCGATGCTTCCTTGTGTCGGCAAGGTGAGAACAGGGCGTCCAACGAAGGCTCGATAGGCTTCCATGACCTCTGCGGCTGTCTTCGCATATGGGTAAAGGAGTACCGTTCCAATCTGGCCGGTACCGGTAAAGGTCAGGGCTCCGGTCATACCAGCGTTGATGACGTAGGTACGCAACTGCCACTCGTCTACCTGATAGGCTTGGAAGGTGGTGCCGTTGGTGTACTGAGCATTAGGGCTGACGTTATCAGAGAACGCTGCGGCTCCTGCCTTCTTGGCCCAAATCTCAATCGTCTTAGGAGCGAACGAGCCGGTACCTGCGGCAGCAATGTTGATGGTTCCGTTAATCATCTCGGCACCCCAATTGTGGTCATAGTTCATAATGTCCTCGTTGTGCTCGATGCTGGTGCTGGTCAGCGTGACGACACGTCCGTCCACAGCCGGTACGGTGTTAGCCAGGTAGGTCGTAATGGACAGGTCGTCAATGTGCGCTGGGTCGTCTACCACAGAACCTACGAACGAGGCGCGGACCTGTAGCATCTTGTCGGTCGGGTCGAAACCAGTGGGGATGGTGGAAATCTTTACACCCTTGGTTACCGGAGCCCAGGTGATACCGTCGAGAGATGTGTCTACGGTAACGCCTTGACCTAGCCAGGTGATGATTACGCCATACATGGTACCGACTCCCTGAGGTAGTGGATATGGTGTTACCCAACTACCAGGAATAGAGATACCGTTGCGCAACTCGGGAGCCAACTGCTCGTACTCGACAATGGTTCCGTAACTCTGGCCGGACTTCCAGTCTTCCTCGGTGGAGAAGGTGCGGTTGTGGTAGGGAGAGGTGTGGTCTTCGGTTACTGCCAAGATGGATGCTCCGTAACCAGAGGCGACGTGGAACTCGCTCATGTTGTCGGTGGCTTCGGCCAGTTGTGCGTCGATATCATCTTCCGGTACGACGTGGCGGTACACGGCTACGGAGCCAATGGCTAGTAGGTTGGGGCCAGAACTTGCTCCACCGGTAATGGTGTTTCCATCGTAGAGGTAGGTGTCCTTCTGCTGCTCGGCGGTGATATCTACTTCGGATACCAGGTCGCCGTCTACGTAGAGGGAATTCTTGGCGGCGGTATGGATTGCGAATACGCGCACGTTGGCATTGTCTTGAATGTCGAAGGTGCACTTGGCTTCGCCGGTAGATGTGTACTTGGTGGCGAACGAGACTACGGTACCGGCGATGCAGATGCCGTCGTACCCGTTGTCGTTTCCCCATACCTGCTGAATGGCTGTATTGGTAGGGTCCTTCTTGATAGAGCGGAATACCGTACCGACCGAGAACGACTGGCTCTCACGTCCGCGCTGCATGACCGCGTGCGCGTTCATGCCCACGCGCGTAGCGTTGCCGAAGATGAGAGAGTAGTCCACGCCCTAGACTAGGGCTGCGTGCTTGGCGGTGGCACCGGACGAGGACGAGCGGTTATTACCTGAGTAGTCGGTGAACGGGGAAGGGTCATCGAATGTCCATAGGGCATCGGGGCCAGCGTCGATTGCTACGTAACGATATGACATAAATTCATTGTACAACGACAAAACCCCTACCGCAAGCGGTAAGGGTCTGTCGGTAACGTATAACCGGAATCCTAAGGTGGGAGAGTCAACGAAATTCGAACCACGACCGGAGTAATGATTTCGCTATCGCAACCAAGCCCGACATAAGTCCAGGGTACTCGGCCTAACGTGTCACTAGTATATCACGGAAGTACTTTGAAACCCAACTTCTCAAGAGAAGTTGTGCCCGGACGACCGTCTGCGGCCTTGCCGTGATAGCCAAGGAACTTCTGGTAACCAGCGTAACGCTTGCTCAGAGCCTTTGTCCAGCGCTTGCCGAACAACTTGCGGCGCTTAGGGAAGAACTTGTTGAGACGCCTCTTCAACTTGAGAACGTCGTCGTTCTTCTTGCCGGGGCCAAGATTCTTCAAGTGGATTACCGGGCGAGTGTCTGGCGTGTAGTACGGCAGTACCGGCCTCTGGTGGTCCCAATACGAGTAAGGGCTGTGACGCTCTTCGTAATGTAGGTGAGGTCCAGTAGTGTTACCGGTGTTTCCACTAGTACCAATCCTGTCGCCAGCCTTTACCTGCTGACCAACGCGTACCTGCGTGGCCGATAGGTGAGCATACAGATGCTGGATGGTACGTCCCTCGTGGACACTAGTCAACACTAGGTGCAAACCGTAGTCTGGACCGTAGTGGTCATAGGTTCCGTTAAGGACTACTGTACCGCCCTTCGTGGCGAACACAGGGTTGTAGTGAGCCTCGTAGTCAATGCCGGTATGGTAGCCAGCAGCCCATGGGCCACGCACTCCATACGAACAATTAACCTGATGACTCGTTGTTGGATACACCATTAGTCCACCACCCTAAAGTTTAGTTCCTTAAGTGTATCACGGTTTAGTTCTCCGGTGACAGGCAACTTGGCGTCTGCCTGGAAAACCTTGATTCCGTTAGTCAGAGCCACTCCGTAGTACAAGTTGTACGTGCCCACGTTGAACCCACGCTTGCGTAGCGCGCGCTTGACCATGTACACGTCGATGTTGCGGTTACCTGGCTCTAGGCGGTGCAGAGAAACAGTGTTCTCCTTCTTTAGCCTGCGAGCCACAAGGTTGATTTCATCGTCAGTTCCGACGAGTTCGAAATGCATTTCATCCTTGGTAAAACGGAAATCTCCACCCCACTTGAGAATGCCGTCCAGGTTGTCCTGCTCCTTGCGGATTTGGGTGACCTTGGCATCGCTGAACGTGCCAGTGGCACCGTTCGGGTGGTTAGTGGAGTTTGCGTCTACGGCAGTACCGGCTGCGTGCTCGCTCCAAACATCAGGCGAGTTCACGTTTACACGATGAGCCCAGCCAAATGTGGTGTCCGTGCGCAGGGTCTCGACGTTGCGGTCGAAGCGCTGCAAGAACTTAACGAGGACTACGCCGTAGTCGCCACCGGCTAGCGGTAGCGTCAGACCGTCCTTGATTGGGTATTCTACACAGTCCTCACGGTCAGTAAGTACGGTGAACCCATTTGGTGTTTGTGCCATAATTCCTCCTAGCACAAGCATACGGGATTGTCAATACTTTGTCAATTATACTGACGAAGTTACGTCCACGACCTCACAATTTCCAGCGCTGCAACTTAGCGTTTGCGACCCCGCCGTATTGTCCTCGAACTCATAAGCACTAAGCAGCGACCAGTCGATTACCTCAGGCATCTGAGCCTTGGCTAGGTAATAGTCAGCCTCGGTCAAGTCCTGGTAAGGAGCCTGCTTGTAGGTGTGCTCGGTGTGAGGTAGGAACGAGATACCGCCGATGTGGTCCCAATTCTCATAAACCCAATTGGCAACCTCAATCCACTCATGCTCGCGCACGTTGATGGTAACGGACGGGTTGTGCTCGGTCCAGTGAGTCTTGTACGCCTTCCAGACCTCTAGGTGCTCTAGAGCCGTCAGGTCGTTACGAGTGACTGCACCTTCGGGTGCCTTCTGTGGGAAGGAGAAAACGGTAGTGGCGTCAGGCTTCATCACATCTGGCTCGTGAGGGATACCAATGTCCTTCATGAACACAGTAACCGGGTCCTTGTTGTCAGCACGGACGGTACGCATGTAGTACTCTGCGTGCCATGGGTGCATACCAGAGGAGGATTCGGTCAACTGGCTAACGGTACCGCTCGGCTTGGCTGTGGTGATAGCCGTGGACACGTTGATGCCCATGCGCTTGGCGTAGACCTCGTTAGAGGCAACCGCTGCTGCGTTCATGGAGTCCAAGAAGAACGTCAGTTCGTTGATACCCTCAGAACCGTTCAAGGTTGGGTGTCCGAACTGGCCGGTAAGGGAAACGCCTAGTAGACGCTCCTCCTCGCAGTTGTCCTTCCAAATCTTACGTAGGTACTTGAAGTTGGTAAGGCTCGACTGGATGGTACCTAGGATGGTAGCCAACTCGACCTTGCGGATGAGTTTCGCCTGGTCATCCTCGGCACGGACGATGACCTCTGTGAGGTTGCAGAATTGCTTTGAACGCAATAGAATCTCTCCGCAGGGGTTGAGGCCCTGGACCTGGCTCAAGTCCCTCCTAGGGGCCTTTGTGTGCTTCCTGAGGCCCTCCATGTTGACGATGCCACGCTCTCCTGACTTGGAGTCGTAGAGGTTGCCCCATTCGCCTAGGAACTCGCCAATACCGGGCTTCTTGTAGTAGACAGCCGAGTTGTTTGCAAGAGCGTACTCAGGGTTGGCCTCCCACCATGCACCGGACTTGGCCTTAGCCATTTCGTAGTCGCGGAGGTCGGACTGGCTGATAAGAGCAGAGCGGCGTACGCCACCTACTACGACTACCTCGCCAAT